TGGTTGCCTCATCAATTTAGTGTAGATAATGGTATTGACCCATTTAGATTTATACATTTTAATTTACAGGCAAGAGTAAACAGTGAAAGACGAAAGTAATTTTTGGCAGTATGTAAAAAAGAATACACCTACTATTAAATGGACAAGAATTGAGAACGCCTGTGCCTTTGGAACTCCAGACCTGCTCGGCTATAATACTAATAATGCTTTCTTTACAGTAGAACTTAAGGTTGTTAAGTCTGGTAATAAGATTCGCTTGTCCCCTCATCAAATTAGTTTTCATATACGCCACCCCGTTAACACATTTATATTGGTTAAAGATGTTAAGAAAAAACGCTTGTGCTTGTATCTTGGTAAACAAGTGGACGAGCTTGTCGTTTGTGGTTTAAAGGCTACACCCATAGCTCAAAATATTGAAGATTGTTTGTCATGTTTAGAGAAGTTAAACTTTTAACTCTTCTAACTTGTCAATAACAGAATCAAACTCACCACAAGTACAAGTGATATCTTCATCTGTTTCGGGTTCGCCTTTAGCTTGCCACTCGCTATGTTTACAAACGTGGAAGTCTGCATCTCTTAATTCTCTTATGTCCTCAATGATATCTTCTATTTTTTGCTTGCGCTCATACGCCTGCGCCTTATTCTTACTGTCTCGATAGTCGTGTCCTTCATCTCGTTGTGTCATTCCTGCCCCCTATATTCTTTAAACAATCGTTTAATAAATATTTGTAATTCTTTAAACTCTTCTTTTGGTGGTATATCTGAAAAATCCCAATCTACATTTTCATTAATTTTTAATACCTTTATTATTTCTTTTTCTAATTGTGTTATATTCATATTATCCCTTCTGCTCGCTCGCTTGTTGATTTTCTTCTATTTCTAAATATTTATTAAAAATTTTATGTATATCGTTATAGTCTTTATTATCCATTGGGCTATCAACTAACCAATCTAAAATATCATCTAATTTTTTTGTCATATCTTTTAATTTTTTATTTGGGTTTATCATATTATCCCTTCTGCTCGCTCGCTTGTTGTTTTACTTCTTCAAATTCAAATGCAGTCACATCTTCGTTTTGTACACATTCTTTTAAATAATTTAATAATGTTTCATAACTATGTTCTTCATTTAAACATTCAAATTCATCTGTAAAAGTAATTTTATATTTTGCCATATTATCCCTTCTGCTCGCTTGCTTGTTGTACTGCACCGCAGTTTATATCTTGTTGCGCATTATCTAAACACGCCCCAATATCCCACATACTAGTTTTATCTTCGTAAACTAATTCTTTTTTTTCATCAAATATTTTATAAGCGTGTGTTCCTAAATGTTCGGGGTCTAAATTTTCCCAATCTTCGTTGAGCGGGTATTCAATACTCGCTTGCTGTTCATATATTTCTATTGTGAAATTTTTATATTTTTCTGCCTTAACTTTTTTCATATTATCCCTTCTGCTCGCTTGTCGCTTGAGCTTGTCGCTTGTTAGTTTTTTTTAACGGCGTTAGTTTTGGTGAGGAAAAAACTAACAAAACCTAGAATTCATTTTAAGGTTTGAAATCCGAACTTACCTATCCGCACAAAATTAAACATCTTGCACAAATCCATTAAAATTTTTAATTGCTTTACCTTTAGCAATTAAACCTACAATTATTTTTTTGCCGTCCTCTAAGTGTCTTAAATCCGATAAATCCCCGTTTATAACTTTACGCCCTAACCATTTTTTAGGTAGTTTTTTTCTAAATACAGTCGCAATATTGTATTTTGTTTTTAATACTTGCTTAACATCTTTTAAATTATTTTCCGCTTGAGAATATGTTAAACTGTAATTTTTAGGTAGTTTTTGCAATAATCTATTTGTAATTTTTGTATAGTCTATAAATTGTACGTTAGGGTTATTTTCCATAAGATTTAAGCCGTTATCTAGCTTGTATCTCTCAAATGGAAGATCGGACGTCCCGTTTAATCTAACAGTATATTTAAAACCTTTACGCTTAGCCCGTGCATAACTTAATTTAATTTCACGGTCTAAATGATTTAAAAATTTCAGTCTGTCCGCTAAAAAATAGTATTTCTTATTTAATCTTGATTTTTGAACGCTTGTCATTTGACCCCGCCCGCTTGTATTTAAACATAATTTTATACACTCAGGGCTAGCGCTAGCGCATATATTAACGCCACCAATATTTGACGGGGCTAAGTGTAATATTTCACTTAAATATTTATATTTTTGTGACTTCTCCATTTTATAGGTTGAAGACCCTAAAAGTTTTTTTTGTAATTTATATTTATATTTCATTTAACAATCTTTACAGTAATTCTCGTATTGGGTATAATCGGGTCTTAATGGTGTTAAGCATTTAAAACAATACCCGCTCATATTTTTATATTCACCGTCTATTTTGTGAGTAATACAAAAATGAGCCCTTAAATCCTTAACGCTCCATTTTTTAAAATCTTGTAAGTATTGGGGCTCAATCATTTTTAATAAATCAGTTTTTTCTATTAATTCAACTTTCATAATTTCTAATATGGGATATTAATTAAAATATCCCATATTGCAACATTTATTTTTTTAATGGGCTTGTATCTTCAATTTTTTTGTTAAGCTCATTAATTTTAGTTTGAATATGGACTTGTAATTCCATTAAAACTAATACTTTACCTTGTAAACTTGCGCTTAAACTTACATCATTAAAAGATTTTGCAATATTCATTAATGGGTCTATTTGTGTTTTATCTGTCATATTAATTATATTGTTTATTTTCTAATTGTAGCGCTTCAGTTTTATTCCAAACAATCCCGATAGGTTTTAAAATCTTGCTCATTGTCTCTTGCAAGTTTTTATTAATACCTACTGAATAAAGCGTGTCTGTTGCTGATTGTTTGTATAGTTTCAACTTTTTAAGGTGCTGACCCGCTTTAGTTTTTTCAGCTTCCTTATGCGCCAAAGCTTGCGCCCATTGTCTTAATTGTTCTCGACAATCTTCGGGCGTTATACCGTCATTGTCTCTATAACTTGAATAATACCTATCACGCTTTTTGTTTTCAAATTTGTAATTGGTAGTATTTTTTAGAGTTTCATTAGTTGCGCCTTTACTAAAAAAAGTTTTTGCCTTACGTTGTGCAATCTCTAACTCTTGTTGCGCCTTCTCTAAATTGGCTATTACAACATCGGCTTTTATTTTTTTAGCGAGTTTATTTTCCGCTGAAGCTGTCAAATCAGCTACAACAGATTTAAGCATTAATTCAGCGTCATCTAATAAAGGTTGCATCTCACGTTTTATTGCTTCCTTATTATATTCCAATTGATGCTTTGTTAGTGGTTTATCGGTCATATTTTCCTTTTGTTAAGTTATAGAAAATCTTATAATATCTTATATGTAAGTCAAGCGTTATGTACTCTAAAAAACAAGTTTTATTTTGGACATTTTTTAGTCTTATTTGTGCCATAATTACTATAATTTTTGTAGTTTATAATTATTACAATCTATAAGTTATTGAAAGTCATTTACTTGCAAAATCCCGCCCCCCGCTACTAGCTAAAACGTTCTAGTTTCTAGCGTCTTGTAGCTTGTGTCTTCGCTTGTGCTTTTTATTTTGGCAATTTCGCGTGTGGGTTGTAGCGCGTCGCTTGTGCTTTGAATTGTGGAGTTTTGTTTTTTTTTTTTCACGTGTAGCGTGTAGCCATTAGCTGCTAGCCACTCGCTGTGGATGGCTAGAATATTGGTCATCGATGACCCGTATTTACGGGTCACTAATTAAATTCTCTAAAATCTGGGGCTATAATACCATAACCGCCCCAATCTCGATGAATATTAAAATTGTTATTTTTTAGATATTCATCATCTATTTTTAGAGCATAACCTCTAGCGTCACCATTTAAAAAAAGAACTTTTTTATTGTTCAAAATGGTTTCAACTTTGGTTAATATTTGATCGGCTTTTTTATCCCATTCAAGCTGGTCAATAACCCCGTTACAAAAATCTTCAGCTAATTTGTGGGCTTTAGTCTCTAGCCTTAATAACCGCTTACATAATTTTACGGGGTCTATATCATTATCAAGATTAAACACGGCTTTTAAATTTTGACCGTGTTTAATAATCTTTGAGTATAACTCTTCTTTTTTATTCATGTTTTATCTCCCATATTATCCTATTGACAATATACTTGAATTGTTATAATGTCAATAGTGAAAGCGAGGATATAAAAATGACAGATAAAAAACTAAGTTTTCCGAATTTAGAAATTATGGGAAACTTCGGACACTTCAAGCCGTTTGAATTGGTTGACATTTATGTCGAGGATCAGGACAGCGACCAAAACAAACCGATTGAAAAAAGAAAACGGAAATTATTCAATTATAATAAACTTATGTTTATTTTTAATTGTGAATATATACCGTTAAAAAATGAAGTTATGAAACACGAAACCAAAAAAAGTAATACTTCTTTTATGTGGTTTATGGTTCAAGCATCATTTGTTAATCTATATGGTAAAAATAAAGGTAACGAATTATTTCTTAAAATGATTAATACATTTTTTGAAAACAATTTATTAAATAATAAATGTACTTTTATTGATACTTCAGAAAACATTAAACAATTAGCGTTTGATTTCCCTGAAGTAGTTCAAGCTATTTAATTAACCGAGTTACTCGCAAACGTGGGCAAGGAATAGCAATAAGATAGTTTGGTCTATTTGAGTCTATACACTCCCCACGCTACTCGCCACGTACTACACGTGGCGAGTTTTTTTATATCTAGTCCTACAACCTGTGGTTGTGCCTCAATAGAGGTACCAAGGCGACACCAAAAAGATTAGAGTCCGTAGGACATTATTCTCTAGTTACTAAGTATGTAACTAAATGTTAGTATATATAGTCGGATTTGTACGGTTTACCTCCCCAAAATCATTATTGCTTTGTAAAACAATAAGGAATACAATAACAATCGTTGGAAACATTAACCAAAAAATTTTACAAAAAATTTTTTTCAAAATGCAAATTGATTTAGACAAGATAAAAAAGCTCCCGCCTGACGTGAAGAGAGACTTCATGAAGATGTACCTGAAGCTCGATGAGAAGAAAAAGATCCTCAAAGTCAAGGACGACTTCCTGTCATTCGCCAAACATATGTGGCCAGAGTTTATAGAAGGTAGACACCATAAGATTATTGGAGATAAGTTTAACCAGATTGCCAAAGGCAAGATCAAAAGACTGATTGTTAATATGCCACCAAGACATACAAAGTCAGAGTTCGCTAGCTCCCTGCTGCCCGCCTGGATGATCGGGCGTAACCCTAAACTTAAAATAATTCAAACTACCCACACCGGAGAACTTGCAATTAGATTCGGGCGTAAAGCTAAAACATTAATGGACAGTGAAGATTATAAAAAAGTCTTTGAGACAAGATTAAGGGAAGATAGTCAAGCAGCGGGTAAATGGGAAACTGCACAAGGCGGCGAGTATTTCGCAGCGGGTGTCGGTGGAGCAATAACAGGTCGTGGTGCTGATCTTCTAATCATTGATGACCCACACTCAGAACAAGACGCAATGAACCTTACAGCTCTTGAGAGAGCGTATGATTGGTATACATCAGGTCCACGTCAAAGGTTGCAGCCAGGTGGAGCAATTGTTTGTGTAATGACAAGATGGAATGTTAAAGATCTAACAGGACAATTATTAAAACATCAAAAGGAAGCAAAGTCAGATCAGTGGGAGTTAGTAGAGTTTCCTGCTATCATGCCATCTAATAAACCTGTATGGCCTGAGTATTGGAAGTTAAAAGAATTAGAAACTGTTAAAGCATCACTATCAGTTGGTAAATGGAACGCACAGTGGATGCAAAACCCAACTAGTGAAGAAGGTGCGATCATTAAACGTGAGTGGTGGAACGTTTGGGAGAAAGAAGAAATGCCACCTCTAGAACATATTATACAATCTTATGATACTGCATTCATGAAAAAGGAGACAGCGGATTATAGTGCAATCACCACTTGGGGTGTCTTTAGAGAAAATGAAGATAGCCCACAACAGTTAATACTTGTCGATGCACTCAAAGGTCGGTACGAGTTTCCCGAACTTCGTCGCGTTGCCAAAGAACAATATGATTACTGGAAGCCAGAGACGGTATTGATTGAAGCTAAAGCATCAGGGCTACCACTAACTTATGAACTTAGAGCTATGGGTATACCGGTTGTTAACTATACACCTTCAAAAGGAAATGATAAGCATGCACGTGTAAATGCGGTTGCACCTTTATTTGAATCTGGTATGGTATGGGCTCCTGAAGAAAAATTTGCAGAAGAGGTAGTTGAGGAATGTGCAGCTTTTCCGTATGGTGATCATGATGACTTGGTCGATAGTATGACACAAGCTGTGATGCGGTTTAGACAGGGAGGGTTAGTACCACATCCTGAAGACTACAAAGATGAGCAGATTATAAAAACGAAAAGGACATATTACTGATGGCAGCACCAATACTTGGAGGAATAGCAAGATATCTTTTAGGAAAAAATATTAAACCTCTTACAAAAGAATTTAAAAAACTTTTAAAAAGCGGTAAAATTATTACTCCAAAACAAATTAAAAAATTAGAAAAAAAAGGAATAACAACTACCACTGAGGCAGCAAAAAAAGGTCCTTTATTTGGCAAGAATATTAAAATAAAAGACGCAAGAAAATTAAGTATGGCGGGCACTCTTAAAGAAACTTTAAAAGCTCGGTCTAAAAAATATGATAAAAGTTTTAGCTCTGGTTCTCCGTTTGTTAAAAAAAGAAAACAAGCAATTAAAGATTTAGATAAATATATGGGTAACATTGAAAGTAAGTACGTCACCAAACAAGCAAAGGGTGGTCTTATAAGAGGATTGCCTAAACTAGCTAAACGAGGATTTTAGTGATTAAAGGCAAAAAATTTGGCCCACCCCCTAAATCAGGTCCTAACCCACAAGGCTTGAATATTGGATATAATACTGTTAAGACAGTCAAACTGGAGAAAATAAATGGCAGAGATAGAAAAGGCCTTACCCAACGAGGTAAGAAAAGAAGTTAACATTCCGAGTGAGGAAGATGTACAAGTTGAGTTAGAACAAGAACAGGAAACAAAAGGTCCGGTTGAAGTTCAAGAAAACGAAGACGGTAGTGTTGATGTTGACTTTGATCCAAAAGCGGGAAGTCCTGGAGAAGACGAAGGACACTTTGCAAACTTAGCTGAACTATTACCTGACGATGTATTGGATCCATTAGGAAGTAAGATGTGTGAAAATTACATGGATTACAAATCTTCAAGAAAAGATTGGGAAAGAAGTTACACACAAGGATTAGAATTATTAGGTTTTAATTATGATGACAGAACAGAACCTTTCAAAGGAGCGAGCGGCGCGACGCATCCAGTATTAGCTGAAGCTGTTACACAGTTTCAAGCATTAGCGTATAAAGAATTATTACCGGCAGAAGGACCTGTTAGAACTCAAATCATAGGTATGCCTACACCTGACAAAGAAGCTCAGTCACAAAGAGTAAAACAATTTATGAATTATCAAATCATGTCAGAGATGAAAGAGTACGAAGCAGAGTTTGATCAAATGTTATTTTACCTACCACTTGCAGGTTCAGCATTTAAAAAAGTTTACTACGATGAAATTATGCAAAGAGCAGTTTCAAAATTTGTACCAGCAGATGATATTGTTGTACCTTATACTGCAACATCATTAGATGACTGTGAAGCTATCATACACAAAGTTCGTATGTCAGAAAACGAATTAAGAAAACAACAAGTCGGTGGATTTTATAGAGACATAGAAATTAATCCATCATACATGAATGAGTCTGAATCTGAAAAAGCAGAAAGAGAATTAGATGGAACATCAAAAGGACGTGACCAAAGAATGTATACACTTTTAGAATGTCATGTTGATTTAGATCTTGAAGGCTTTGAAGATTCTGGAGAAGACGGTGAACCAACAGGAATAAAAATTCCATACGTTGTAACTGTAGAAGAAGGCACAAGAAAAGTTTTATCTATCAGACGAAACTATGAAATAGGAGACGCACAGAAAAACAAAATTAATTACTTTGTACATTTCAAATTTTTACCAGGACTAGGTTTTTATGGTTTTGGTTTAACACATATGATCGGTGGATTATCAAGAACAGCAACTGCAGCCCTTAGACAATTGTTAGATGCAGGAACATTATCAAACTTACCAGCAGGATTTAAAATGCGTGGCATCAAAATGAGAGATGAAGCGCAATCTATACAGCCAGGAGAATTTAGAGATGTTGATGCACCAGGTGGAAACTTGAAAGATGCATTCATGACGTTACCGTTTAAAGAACCATCTCAAACTCTATTACAACTTATGGGTGTCGTGGTACAAGCAGGGCAACGATTTGCATCGATTGCCGATCTGCAGGTAGGAGACGGGAACCAACAAGCAGCAGTGGGCACGACAGTAGCTATGTTGGAAAGAGGGTCAAGAGTAATGTCTGCGATCCACAAGAGAATGTACGCTGCAATGAAAAAAGAATTTACAATTTTAGCTAGAGTATTTAAATTATACTTACCTCCAGTTTACCCCTATGATGTAATCGGTGGACAAAATCAAATCAAGCAAACTGATTTTGACGACCGAGTTGACATCTTACCAGTTGCTGATCCAAACATCTTTAGCCAGACTCAACGGATATCTTTAGCTCAAACAGAAATGCAACTGGCTGCCTCAAACCCTCAAATACATAATCAATACGAAGTGTATCGAAACATGTATGAGGCACTGGGGGTAAAAGATATTGATTTAATATTAATTAAACCACCACAACCTACACCAAAAGATCCAGCGTTAGAACATATTGATGCGTTAGCTGGAAAAAATTTTCAAGCATTTCCTGGTCAGGACCACAGAGCACACATTACTGCTCACTTAAACTTTATGGGAACTAACATGGTAAAAAATGCACCAGCAGTTTCTGCTGCAATTGAAAAAAATTGTCTAGAACATATTAGTTTAATGGGACAAGAACAAATTGAATTAGAATTTAGAGATGAATTAATGCAGTTACAACAAATGATACCAATGTTACAGAACAGACAAGCCATGATGCAGAATCCTAACCTACAAAATCAAGTGCAAATGCTACAACAGAAGATAGAATCAAGAAAAGCAGTGTTGATTGCAGAGATGATGGAAGAATTTGCTAAAGAAGAGAAGAAAATTACTGGTGATTTTGGTAATGACCCTATTGCTAAACTAAAAGCAAGAGAGTTAGACCTTCAAGCTAAGGAAAATGCTAGAAAATTAAAAGAAGGTGAAGAGAAAATGAACCTAGACAAGATGAAAGCTATGATGAACCAAGCAAACGTCGAAGAAAAACTAGATCAGAACGAAGAACTAGCAGAATTACGTGCAGATACGTCAATTCAAAAAACAATTTTAGGTAAAACACTACCATCTAGTGATAAAGCGCCAGATCAAGTGTCAATTATTAGAGGAGGAAATTAATTATGTGGTTTAGTGCAATAAAACTAGCCGTTTCGGCAGGATCAAAAATTTATGCTAACAAACAAAAGACTAAAATGGCAATGTCAGACGCACAATTGATGCACGCCTCTCGTATGGCCGAAGGAAAAGAAGCTTACCAGGGAAAACTACTTGAAGCCAGACAATCAGACTGGAAGGACGAGGCAGTTTTAATAATTTTAAGTTTGCCCATCGCAATTCTGGCCTGGGCAGTCGTAAGCGACGATCCTGGAGCTATGGACAAGGTAAAATTGTTCTTTGAGATGTTCTCAGAGCTTCCCAAATGGTTTACAAATTTATGGATACTTGTCGTGGCATCTATTTATGGTATAAAAGGAACACAAATATTTAAAAACGGAGGGAAAAAATAATGGCAAACAATAGATTCAATAAACAAGTAACACCTAAAGGTTATAAGATGGGTGGAAGAGTAAGTAAAATGGGTGGCGGAATGATGAAGAGACCTATGTATAAAGATGGTTCTTTAAAACCTGTTGATAAAGAAAAAAATCCAGGACTTTCAAAACTTCCAACTAAAGTCAGAAACAAAATGGGCTTCATGAAAAAGGGAGGAGTAGTTTCAGACACTAAGAAAAAACAATTTAAAGCAAACCAAGCTGGACAAAAAGCAACTAATAAAAAAGCTTTTGATAGAAGTGGTTTAAATTTAAAACGTGGCGCTGAAGGATATATTAATTTAGGTAAAAAAATAGCAAGAAAATTTAAAGGAGATAAATAATGGCAAATAATTTATACAATACTCAAGTTTCACCTAAAGGATACAAAATGGGTGGTGAAGTAAAAAGACCTGGAAAGGTAAGATCTTTTTTTGGTAAAGTTAGAAAAAAAATTGCACCAACTTTTGGTGAACAATTTGGTAAAGCTAAAAAAGAAGGTAAAAAAACTTTTAAATCTACAAGAGATGATAAGACAAAAGGTAAACTAGAGTATTCTACAAAGACAGCAGCAGAAGTTAAAGCAGCTCAAAAAAGAATGTCTAACAGAGAAAGAGCTCGTGTTGGAGATACTAGTAAACAGTTGTCTGACAAAGGTGCAGCATTTAAACTTGCTAGAAAATCTGGTAAAAAAGAATTTACACACAAAGGTAAAAAATTCTCAACACTTTTAAAAGGTGAAAAACCAAATAAAAAAATGCCAGAATTATCTGGTAAAACTTCTAAGAAAATTAAAAAGTTTATAGGAGCATAATGGCTGGTAGAGGCTTATACGCAAACATCGCCGCTAAAAAAGCTAGAATCAAAGCTGGCTCAGGCGAGAAGATGAGAAAAAGAGGAGCCAAAGGTTCACCAACTGCAGCCAACTTTAAAAGAGCGAAACAAACAGCGAGATCATAATGACTAAATTATGTCCAAGAGGAAAATCAGCAGCGAAGAGAAAATTTAAAGTATATCCGTCAGCATATGCTAACGCATACGCTTCTAAAATTTGTGCTGGTAAAATAAAAGATCCGTCTGGTGTAAAGAGAAAAGACTTTAGAGGTAAAAAAGCTGAAGGTGGATTAATGGAAGCAACATCTAGATTAAAAAGACAAGGTTTTGGCATGGGTGGTTCTTGCATACAAATAAAAGGTTTTGGTAAAGCACGAAGACCAGGTAGGTAACCATGGCTAAGAACGGTTTAGATAAATGGTTCAAACAAAAATGGGTCGACATTGGAAGTAAAAAGAAAGATGGTTCTTTTTCAAAATGTGGCCGTTCAAAACAAAAAACAGATTCAAAACGTAAATATCCAAAATGTGTTCCACTAGCTAAAGCTAGATCTATGTCAGAAGGACAAAGAAAATCTGCTGTTTCTAGAAAAAGATCTGTAGCTCAAGGTGTTGGTGGTAAACCAACAAATGTTGCAACATTTGCAAAAAGAAAAAAAGCAGCGAATGGTGGTTACATAGGTAGCTTTATAAAATTAGATGTAGATGGAAAAACAATTGGTAATCCAAGTTTAAAAAAATATTACAAAGGCATGATATAATGAGAAAACAAGATAACATGCCAGCGAGAAACAAAAAGAATTTCAGATCTACAAAATCTGGAGCAGGCATGACGCGAGCTGGTGTTGCTGCCTATAGAAGAAAAAATCCCGGCTCTAAATTAAAAACAGCGGTCACTGGCAAAGTCAAACCAGGATCTAAAGCTGCAAATCGACGTAAGTCGTATTGCGCACGTAGCGCAGGACAAATGAAAAAGTTTCCAAAAGCTGCGAAAGATCCTAATTCAAGACTAAGACAGGCTCGCAGAAGATGGAAATGTTAAATGGTAAAAAAACTAAATAAGGTAGCAAAAGCTTTAGGTAATGCTTCTAAGTTACATAAAAAACAATCAAACATAATTAAAAAACATATAAAGGAAATGAAGTCTTATGGCGGATCCAAAAAAGGGAACGGGAAAAAAACCTAAAGGTTCTGGAAGACGGTTATATACAGACGAGAATCCTAAAGATACTGTCGGTATAAAATTTGCAACACCTGCAGATGCAAGTGCTACGGTTGCAAAAGTAAAACGTGTTAACAAACCATTTGCTAGAAAAATTCAAATATTAACTGTTGGAGAACAGCGTGCCAAGGTTATGGGTAAATCAAAAGTCGCTGCAATTTTTAAGAAAGGTAAGGAGACAATTAGAAATGCGAGACGCAATAATACAGGCACTGGAAGATAGATACAACGCACAAATATCTGAAGCAGACGCAACTCTTAAAATCTATTTAGAGAATAGTGTTGGTATAGGAGAACATCCTCAACACATAGATGAAGTAGATAAATTAATTGAAAAAATTGCAACTGCAGAAGAAAAACTAAAAACATTAGAGGAGTTTAAATTATGATGGATCCGTTAGTAGTTGTAGCTAAAATACAAAAAATGATGCGAGATAGCTTACAAAGAGTTGGTGATGCCATGATTAGCGGTGGTGTTGACAATATGGAAAAATATCAGTATATGTTAGGACAAGCAAGAACATATCAATATCTATTACAGGAAATCTCTAACCTGCTAGAAGAAAAGGAGCAAAAAGATGAACAAGGAAACGTTATCGACATCAAAGGAAGTCCCAAAAATTAAATTGGCACTTCAAGAAAAATATGACAAAGAAGCAAAGGCAGAACCAGAACCTTTGAATCCAGACAATATACAAAAACAAAAAGAACAACTGCCCGACCCTAGTGGCTGGCGACTTTTAGTTTTACCTTTTACACCGAAAGAGAAAACTAAAGGTGGAATAATTATTGCACAAGAATCATTAGAAAAATTACGTATTGCTACAAACTGTGGCTACGTTTTAAAAGTTGGACCCTTAGCATATTATGATAAGGAAAAATTTCCAACAGGTCCTTGGTGTAAAAAGGGTGATTGGGTAATTTTTGCAAGATATGCAGGATCAAGACTACCAATTGAAGGCGGTGAAGTCCGTCTATTAAACGACGATGAGGTTTTAGGAACTATAGATGATCCTGAAGCAGTGTTGCATAATATATAACATAGAAGGAGATAACTATGCCAGACGTAGAAGAAAACAAACAAGAGCTAGTTGATATTGATACATCAGGTCCTGATGTTGATGTTCAATTAGAAGAACCAAAAGAAACGAAAGTAGAGGTCGAAAATGAAAATGTTAAAGACGATAATAAGTCCGATGACACACCTGAAAAACTTGATGTCAAGCCTGATGTTCGAGATAACAAGGACGACAAAGAACAAGTTAAAGAGGAACCTAAAAAAGAAGAAGAACTAGAACAATATAGTGAAGGCGTTCAAAAAAGAATTGCTAAGTTAACTAAAAAATGGCGTGAAGCAGAAAGACAAAGAGAAGCTGCTTTAGAATACGCTAAAGGTGTTCAAGACGAACATTCTAAATTAAAAACAAAAGTATCTAATTTAGAACCTAGTTATGTAAATGCAATGGAAGGTAAAGTTATATCTGGCCTACAGGCAGCGCAAGCAAAATTAGTTGCTGCAAGAGAAGCTGGAGATATTAAAACTGAAGTTGATGCACAAAAAGAAATAGCAAGACTGGGTGTTGAAGAGGCACGAGTTGCTGGAATGAAGCAACGAGCGGCAGCTGAAATGAAACAGATTAAAGAACCTGTTAAATCATTAGATCAAGCAGTAGCACCTCAACAAGCAGCACCAGATCCAAGAGCCGAAGAATGGGCTGAAAAGAATTCTTGGTTTGGTCAAGATAGTGCAATGACGTATACTGCGTTTGATTTACATGAAAAACTAACTAAAGAAGAAGGGTTTGATCCTTCTACTGATGAATATTATGCTGAGGTAGATAAGAGGATGAGACTTGACTTCCCCCACAAATTTGGTAATACTGAACCAAAGGAAACGACTAAACCTACTCAAACTGTAGCATCAGCTACGCGGAGCGTAAAACCAGGTCGCAACACAGTGAGACTCACTTCATCTCAGGTAGCAATTGCTAAAAAATTAGGAGTGCCATTAGAAGAGTATGCGAAACAATTAAAAATCACGAAGGAGGCATAAGCATATGAATACAGATAAAATAAAAACTTCCCGTGCGAGTCAAACTAGAGTTAAGACAGCTAAAAAAACAGTTTGGACTCCACCGTCATCTTTAGATGCACCCCCTGCACCAGATGGGTTTCATCATAGATGGATAAGAGCCGAGACTATGGGTTTTGATGATACAAAAAACATGGCCGGTAAACTGAGATCAGGTTACGAATTAGTGAGAGCTGATGAATATCCTGAAACAGATTATCCAGCTATTAACGATGGAAAATACAAGGGCGTGATCGGAGTTGGTGGCCTATTGCTGGCTAGGATATCGATAGAGTTAGTTAAATCGCGTGAGGAATATTTTAATAAACTTACAAAAGCAAAAGACGAAGCGATTGATAACGACCTCTTGAAGGAACAGCACCCAGGTATGCCTATCGATGTAGATAGACAGACTCGTGTAACCTTCGGTGGTACAAAAAAAGACTAATAATTTTTTAGTAATTTTTGCCAACGAATAAATTAACCGTTTACCTTTGGTAAACAAATGGAGATAATAATATGGCAAACCAAGACGCAGCTTTCGGATTAAAACCCCTAGGCAAAATTGGTCAATCAGCTGATAACAACGCCGCTACTGAGTATGAAGTAGCAGCATGTGCATCTGCTTTTGCTCAAAACGATTGTATGGCTGCTTTAGCAGCAGGTACAGTTGGAATTGCAGCAAATACAGACAACGGAGTTCTTTTGGGCTCTATGCAAGGTGTTTTTTTCACTGACGCGACTACAAGTAAACCGACTTTTGCTAATCACTTAGTGGCTTCAAACGCAGCTACTGACATTAAAGCATTTGTCACTGACGATCCTTTTCAAGTTTATGAAATACAATCGGCAGCAACTGGCGCAACTCAACAATTAGACGTTTTCACAAACGCTGATTTAACTGTTTCGGCAGGTGTTACACCGCATTTCGTTTCTAAAACTGAATTAACGGATACACAATCAACAACTACAGCTAACTTGCGAATTATCGGAGTTTCTGACGATCCAGACAATAGCGATTTATCATCAGCTAATTGTAACTTTAAAGTGATCATTGCAGAACATTTCTATATGACCGCAACTGGCGTATAATAGCAGAATAGGAGAATATAAATTATGGCTATATCAAGAGGACAACTAGTTAAAGAACTAGAGCCAGGTTTGAATGCACTATTCGGCTTGGAGTACAACAACTATGCTAATGAGCATGCGGAAATTTTCGACACTGAAAACAGTGACAGAGCTTTTGAAGAAGAAGTAATGTTATCTGGTTTCGCGAATGCACCAATCAAAGCTGAAGGAACTTCAGTTTCATTTGATAATGCACAAGAAACTTTCACAGCTCGTTACACACATGAAACACTTGCATTAGCGTTCGCAATCACTGAAGAAGCGATTGAGGATAACTTGTATGACAGACTTGCGTCTAGATATACAAAAGCTTTAGCAAGATCTATGGCTAACACTAAACAAGTGAAAGCTGCTAATGTGTTAAACAACGCTTTTGCGACTGCAAACGGTGGAGATGGAAAAGCACTATGTGCTACAGATCACCCTATCGCTGCAGGGACAGACAGAAATGAATTATCTGTTGCAGCGGACCTTAACGAAACTTCATTGGAGCAATCTTTAATAGATATCGCTGCAATGACTGACGAAAGAGGTCTTAAAATTGCGGCACAAGGAGTGAAAATGATCGTTCCTTCTGCGCTTCAATTTACTGCAGAAAGATTAATGAAATCTTCTGGAAGAACTGGAACAGCTGATAATGATATCAATGCAGTTGTATCTAAAGGAATGGTTCCACAAGGATATGTGGTTAACCATTACTTAACAGATACAGATGCGTTCTTTATCAAAACAGACGTGCCTAATGGATTAAAACATTTCGTTAGATCACCGATGAAAACAGCTATGGAAGGTGACTTCACAACTGGAAACGTAAGATACAAAGCTAGAGAGAGATACTCATTTGGGTTCTCTGACTGGAGAGGTATTTTCGGATCACCAGGAGCATAATCATAACATTTTTGTGGCGGGACATAGTTCCGCCACAATTGAATTTTAGAAAGACATAATCATGAAACAATTCACAGTGAAAATATGGGCATACGATCATTACGCAAACTTTAATGTTTATGCGGAAGATAATGCTGTTTCTCTTGAAGAATCAATACTTGACAAATTGGGAGAAAAGAGTATAAGCTGGGAATATCTCGGAAACAACTATAATAACGAGATAAGTCGAATAACCTTTGAGGAGGCTGTTGATGATACAAGACCTATACAAACAAAAAAGGTCCTTGGAGTTGAAGTGGGAACAAGAGCATATTAACGAAGATAGATATACTCTTAACATGGTTAGACTTGACGATAAGATTAGACAAGTCATTACTGAGATTAAGCTTGAAGAAGCTCAAATCGCTCACAGGCAAAATAGCGTTGAAGGCGCTGCTCCACAAGTTTCTGTAGCTACTTAAGTAACAAAGCTACATCGCTGAAATCGCACTTTCTTATAAGGCTCTCTTGCACTCTACTAAAAACTGTTGTACAAATATCACACTATACAAATTAAAATAAAATTTAAATGTAGACGCGTATAGTCGACATCCCTAGGGACTACATTTATATATTCTAGGAGGAATATTAACATGGCAAATACAACGTTTACAGGTGCGGTTCGTTCAGAAAACGGATTCAAATCTATTACAAAAACAGCGGCAACAGGAGCTATCACTGATAACTCTACTTACGCAACTAACGCTTCGATTGGTGGAACTTTAGTAGTAACCGGTATTACTGATCTTGATGGAAATACAATGTCAGCAGGTACAGGTATTACAACTGGTACAGGTACAGTTTATGCAGGTGCAGCAGTTAAAGTTGGTGGAATTTATTCTACTTCAATTTTAATAGACTTAACTGGTTTAGCTAGTTCAGGTTCTGGTGATATTATTGGAAAAGCAGCAACTGCTAATTCACATGTTGGACAAATTACTGCAGCTAACAATGGAACTATCTTAACAGGTCAATGGTCTGTTTATGAAACTCCAGCAGGTGGTGATCCAGATATCGATTTTTGGTACGCGGATGAAGCAACTGGTACAGAAGATGCAGCAATTACAGCTTTAACAAACCAAACACAATTAATGAATAACGGTGACTTAACTGCCGCTTCAATTGATTACTTTACAGCAGGTGCAGTGCCAGCAGCAGATAAATATTTATATTTAGTAACTGGTGCAGCTACTGATGGAAACTACTCAGCAGGAAGATTACTCATTGAAATGTGGGGATACGACGCGTAATAAATAAATTAACTCTTTGGGTGAAGTGTAATGACTTCACCCCTAGATAAAAGGAGAATAAAAAATGGCAGATGTAGTATTAAATCAAACTATCTTTGATGGTGATAAAAAATTAATAACACACTATAATAATGTTTCAGATAACGCAGGTGGCACAACAACGATTGTTGATGTTTCAGCATTAGGCACAAGCCCAAGTGGTGATACTTGTACTAGAGTAAGATTAAATAAACTTTGGTATAGTGTTTCAATGACAGCTAAAGTAGATTCATTAAGAATGCTTTGGGATGCAACAACTGATGCAACTTTTTTAACTTTAGAACAAAGTGGTTATTTTGACTATAGTTCTATAGGTGGAATAAAAAATAACGAAGCTTCAGGTGTAACAGGAGATGTTAAAGTAACTCTACCAGCTTGTACAGCAGGAGATACTGCTACTATTACTTGCGAGTGGATTAAAGTATACTAGGGAGGTAACGTATGGCCAATACAACTTCCGGCACAGTTACTTTCGACAAAACGTTCGCAGTTGATGATTTAATTTCAGAAGCTTACGAACGAATTGGATCACAAGTAACTTCTGGATATCAATTAAAATCAGCAAGACGTTCTTTAAATATAATGTTTCAAGAATGGGGCAATAGAGGTTTGCACTATTGGGAAGTAGCTGAATCAAATATTGATTTAATTGAAGGTCAAACTGAATATACTTTTTACAGAGCAAGTGGAGATGGAACAAGTTCTAGCACAAATGCAACAGCAAATGTTTATGGAGTTGCAGATATTCTTGAGGCAACTTTAAGAACAGATAGAACTGCAACAGATCAAGCAGATTCTTCTTTGACAAAAATTGACAGATCAACTTATTCTGCACTATCAAATAAATTATCTAAAGGTACACCATCAAAATATTTTGTACAAAGATTCGTAGATAAAACTACAATAACAGTTTACCCAACAGCAGACTCATCTAATGCATCCAAAGATTTACATTTTTATTATGTAAAGAGAATTCAAGATGCAGATGGAACTTATACAGATGCAACAGATGTACCATTTAGATTTGTACCGTGTATGGTATCAGGTTTAGCATTTTATCTTGCACAAAAATTTCAACCACAGTTAGTTCAACAAATGAAGTTATATTATGAAGATGAATTAGCTAGAGCATTATCAGAAGATGGTTCTTCTACTAGTGTTCATATAACACCAAAAGTTTATTACCCAGGATCATAATGGCAAGAGGAAAATATTCAAAAGCAATATCAGACAGATCAGGAATGGAGTTTCCATATCATGAAATGATGAGAGAATGGAATGGTTCTTTAGTTCACAGATCAGAGTTTGAAACTAAACATCCACAATTAGAAATTAGAGCTAAACATGGAGAAGAACAAGGTTTAATGAATGCAAGACCAGATAGAACTGAAAATGAAGTAATTGCAATATTAGGACCCAATCCTTTTGAGACAATTGCAGCTTCATCAGGTATTATAAATGTATCAGAATTTGCTCACGGTAGATCGACAGGAGATACAGTTAGATTTAGAGGCACACTTTCAACGTCTGCAACATTTAATAATCCAAAAAATTTTGATGGTATTACTGGATCTAATGTTGCAAAATCTGCTGGCTACTCGATTACAGTTGGCAAACGAGATTCAAGCGGCACTATAACACAAACAGATAATTTCTATCACTTTACTGTAGACACAAACACTGCTACAAGTGGAGGAGTATCAGGAGGAGGCAATAATTGTTCGGCTGGTCCGGCAACATTGACAGCATAATATGGCAGGATTAAGTGCATCAGGATTAAAAACACAAATAAGAAGCTATACAGAAGTTGGCTCTACGGTGCTATCTGATAGTGTTTTAGAAAATATTATCTTAAATGCACAGTACAGAATTTTTAGAGATGCTCCGATTGACGCTGATAGAAAAACATCTACAGGTAATTTTACAGCCGGAACAAATAATGTAACTGTTCCAGCGGGAGCTGTATTTGTTAGAGCCGTACAAGTTTATACTGCAACTGGATCTACTTATACTGGTGCTAATGCATATTTAGAAAAAAAAGATTTAACATTTTTAGAAGAGTATATTTCAGCAGCTACATCTACTGGAACCCCAAAATACTATGCTATGTTAGATACTGGAGCAACTGGAGAGAGTTCATCAAACTCTGGGTCTATAGTTGTATCACCAGCACCGAGCGGAACGTTTGCTTACAAAATTCATTACAATGCAGTACCGGGTATATTTGAAAATAATGACACTAATTATATTAGTATGAATTTTCCAAATGGTCTGTTATATTGTTGCTTAGCAGAAGCGTATGCTTTTTTAAAAGGTCCAGCTGATATGCTGCAATTATATGAACAAAAGTATCAACAAGAAGTACAAAAATTTGGAGGAGAACAAATAGGTAGAAGACGAAGAGATGATTACACAGACGGAACAGTAAGAATCCCAGTGCCTTCTCGAACACCTTAAGGAATTAAATTATGGCATCAACATTTACAGGACTAGGAACAGAATTAATGACCACTGGCGAAAACGCCGGAACTTGGGGAACAAAAACTAATACAAATTTAAGCATTGTAGAACAAATCTCAGGTGGTTACATTGAACAAAGTATAGCTGGTAGTGCTGATACAACAACATTATCAGTTTCAGATGGATCAGCAGGTGCTGTTCTTGCTCATAGAATTATAAAATTTACTGGAACAATCACTGGAAACCAAATCGTAACAATTCCTTTAGATGTTCAACAATTATATGTTTTAGTTAATGGTACATCTGGTGCTTATACAGTTCAATTTAAATACGCGTCTGGTTCAGGAAGTTCAGTTACTTTTGCAGCAACAGATAAAGGAAGTAAACTTGTCTACGCTACTGCAGATGATGCTACAAATCCAAATTTAGTTGATTCAGGTATTGCATCTACAGGAGATCATGATTTAGATGGTAATGAATTAATTTTAGATGCTGATGGTGATACAAGTATTACAGCAGATACAGATGACCAAATAGATATTAAAATTGCAGGAGCAGATGATTTTCAATTTACTGCAAATACTTTTACTGCACAATCAGGTAGTACAATTGCTGCACAAGCATTAACAGCTACAACAGTTACAGCTAGTGGTATTGTAAAAACAGACGACACGACTGAAGCAACTTCTACAACGGATGGTTCATTACAAACTGATGGTGGATTGTCTGTAGCAAAAGATGCAGTCTTTGGTGATGATGTTAAATTATTAAGTGACTCTGCTGTACTAAGTTTTGGTGCAGATTCAGACACAACTTTAACACATACAGATGGAACAGGTTTAACTTTAAATGGTGCAAACAAACTTCTTTTTAGAGATACTGGTTTATATATTAATTCATCTACAGATGGCCAATTAGATATTGTTGCAGATACAGAAATACAAATAGCAGCTACAACAATTGATATTAATGGTGCTATTGCAATGGATGGTGCAATTACTGGTGCAACTAATATTACTTTATCAGGTGAGTTAGACGCAGCTACATTAGATATATCAGGTAATGCAGATATAGATGGAACTACAAATTTAGATGCTGTTGATATTGATGGTGCAGTTCAATTAGATGCAACATTTACAGTTGGAGCAGATGATCAAGGATATGATGTAAAATTATTTGGGGATACAGCAAGTGCATATATGTTATGGGACACTTCAGCTGATGATTTAATATTAGGTGGAGCAGCAGGACTTATTGTACCTGATGGACAATTTACATTAGGAAGCACAGCAGTAACTTCAACTGCCGCAGAAATTAATTTAATAGATGGTGGCACTGCAAGAGGCACTACAGCAGTTGCAGATGGAGATGGTTTACT